GTGATCTCTCACAAGTTTTATCAACCTCCTTTAGCGGCCTTCCATGTCAATAACATGCCAGCGGCTTGAGAGTTAAGTAAGCACAGTCACGGCCGTGCTTATGTCTTCACAGTTACGGATGTAACTGATAAAATGTTGTGATATAGCTCCAGGTATTATCACATTAAAATCGCTCATTAAGCGAAGTTTTGAAACGTGTATCTTCAACAGAGTATCCCTGTGTTGATGATATAGCGCTCGGAAACGATCTACGTTCTTTCTGTCTTCGGGAACCAGCCGAAGAACCACTTTAGCTTTTTGTGCCATAGCAATGTTAAGCCTTCGTATACCGTTTCTATTGATCTGACTGATCTCAGCTCCATATTTTTCAGCTATATGGTTTAAATAATCTTGGGCTCCTGGGTCAACAGCTTCAGCAACTTGCAGTGCTTCATATGTTGGCACTTCAATTGATTTAGTTACAAATCTGTATGGCTGTATTTCAGCAGTTTTTGACCATCCTCCTTGTAGTAAGTGAGTGTTGTAGTAACGTATGCATTCATCATAAGGCACTTCAAAATAGTTAGCCCATCTATTAATTAGAGTCTTTTCAATTTGTTCTATAACTTTAAGAGGAGCGCCTCGCTCAACAAGACTATATATTCTTGTTCGGGTAGCGTCTAGTGCATTAGACATTGTCACTATAGCTGTAGACTCTATTCTTGAGTGTACTGCAGTTGTGCATGCTCTAGTCAAATACTGAGCTCCCGTTTTGTGTACGGCCCGGCCATCAACTCTCAGAAATTCAGCAATAGTGCCAATATTCATTTTAGTTGTTTGCGCCCTGATTCCAAGTTTCTCGGCATTAGATATCAGAGTTAGTGCATGCTTAATAGAGGGGCACGCAGCAAACACATCGTCACCATTATGTATGGAATATGACACGCAGTCTAGCAAACCAGCTTCCAAGAGGTACACCCTATTAAGTACTGAGTTGACGAATGAAGTGTGACGCCAGCCACTATACAAGGTGCCATCTACTTCTACAGTTTGCTTTAATTTGCTAAAGTTAACGACAAGTTTTTCGATGCTTTTACTAGTCCACATGCCAGCCACTAACTGTTCAGGGCTTAAATAGGGCATAAACGCGTGCAACCAAGCATCAACCACAGCTTTCATAGATGATTTCGAGTGTTGGGAATTGAAGTCGTCATAGTCATAACATAAAGGTACACTTTCTTTCATCTTATCGATTACAAATTGTACGTAGTCTGCGTTGGCATCGTCACCAACAGGGAAATAGTTAGGCAGACAGGACTCGCAGTCACCCATTGAAAAATCTGCAAGTACATAACTAGTTATATCACATCCGTACAATGCCCTGACCTTGTCCCATTCATATTTTGTGCTTGTACTGGCATAAATCATTGCCGGCCGTTGTGTAAAGAATTCGAGCGACTTGCCCTTCATACTAGACAACACGGTCGTTTTGTTTCTGTTAAATACACCGGGTATTAGTTTTTTAGCTTCAATATCTTCCTGGTATTGTGATACAAAGCTGCCTGTCGGCATTGCAGCCCATCTTACTTGCCAATAATCTTTCCACTCTTTAGTCTTAGGTCTTTTTCCTTCCATTCTTGCCTGTTTAAAAATTGAGCATGCATGTTTATAGACTATATCATATGGCAAGTTCACAACATTCATTTTAGTTGTTCTATTATCGAGCTCTTTCTGCCAGTCAACATCATGGTTCATACGGTTGAATAACACATTTAACTCAAATATATAGTTTAAATCAGATCTTAAATAGTGCTGTAATTGCTTACAGGCAGCGCCTTCAAGCTTAAGTGTTGTCCTAAATTCTACTGGGCTGCTTGCATTTGCCATTATGTCTAACAACATGTGCACAGCATATGGAGGCGCTGTACAAAAGTATAAGAAAAAGGTTGCGACTGTCGCTTCTGTGACGATTCCTAGTTGCTTTGCTCTAACAACTAACATTTTCATCGCTAATAGCCTCATGTCATTTTGTTTGCTGACTGTTACTTCTAAGATTTTTCCATTTTTATTGTAATTTACTCTAGCACCGTCAAACACTGATGCAACTACTTCCTCAGGTCGCATTAAAGTATGATGGTCATGCGTTATAGCTTCCCTGATAAACTGTTTCTGTTTGATATTCAGCTTGATATTCTTCTTATATTCAAATTTCACGTCATACTTGCTGTACCAGTCTGGGTTGCTCATTCCACTTACTGGTCTTATATTGCCAGTAACGACAGCACCCACCATGGCATTAGCCTTAACAGCATACATGTCAAGGTAAGGTATATAAACGTACCGTGCGAATATGCCCGTATAGTTGGTTTCCAGCCACGTGCACAGGACTTGTTCTCCAGCAACTTCCTCGTAGCCAAGACTTTCAATTAGTGATTTTGTCTGCCCGATTTTAAGCATATTACTTCTCTTGACCTCAGACAGTTTACCGGTGAAAACGTACTGGATGCGCCCTTTATCAAATGTTGGTTTTACCTCTGCGTTGTAATATAGATATACAATTAGTTCTTCAAATCTTTCTGGATCTAGGTTATCAGTAGACCTGTGTTTAATTTCGGTTAAGGGGGACTGAGGAGTAATTTTTGAATCGTTTCTGGCCACATTTGTCATGTGGCCAGGTGCAGTCAACGGTCTATGATTGTATATCGAATTATTATAGTTCTTCAAATTATTAATGATTTCTTTCTCAATGCCGGTTAAGTGCTGTTCTTGCTCTGTAGGCTGATTGAGTTTAGGCATAACTGTATCAATTATGTTATTACTAGGGTTTGTTACAATTATCACAGGAATATTAGTTATTATACTTTTACAATGTTCGTAAGTGTCAATGTCATACTGTAGTCCGTCAGTATATAAGTAGGTCCTCAAATCTATTTTCCTCTTACCATCAATAACACTTTCAGCAGTATTGCTATGCTCTCCGACCAGTGTTACTTCATAGGCGTTCTCTATTAGTCGTTCTGACCTTCTAAATTGTCGTCTAAAGGTATTACTTGGTGTTGAATGTTTGGTCCTATCTGCCCGGCTTGTACTGCCTGGGCATCTGGCATGAGAACTCGAAAATCCTCATAATCTTTAATGGCATCAGGTTGCTCTACAATGTACTGAGTATAGTTAGTTTTATTGGCCACGTTTGCGATTTTATAATCGCCTACTGGCTTTTCGAGCGTTACGAAACTGTCAAAAACAGCAGTGTATCTTACACTGTCGTTATATATACAGAATGTGTTGTATTCAAAATCGAGTTTGATTTCAAATTCATGCCCATTTAACGGCATTTCAACCCATTTATTGCGCCTCGAGGTTATGGAGGCTGGGTCAAACATATATAATTCTTTCTTTCTGTAGTTTTTACTAAATGTAGGCATATAGTGGCCATCGGCATTAGCTGACCAATTCGTGAACATCTTGCCATCTGAATGCCTTATTACGACGGCATTATAACCGGCAATCCTTAATCCACTCATAATTCGATGAGCATCATGGACATTTTCAGTGGTGTACTTCCTTAAGTCTCTGTCCCACTGCAATTTAGCATTTAGTGTCAAATCGTTCATATAATAATTGTTTTTGTTAATTTCCATTGAAAATACTGGGTAGCAACACGGTGGTATATGAGTAAACGGCATTTGGTAAGTAGTACGTATTATTTGTCCTTCAGGATTGTATTCATGATTCGCAATAAGATTATATGCAGCAACACCGTTAGGGTCTAGTAACGTAACATCGATTGGGTCAATTTCAAAAGTGTTATTGTCCATCCAGTTATATCTCACTAACCCATTTTGTGAAGCCCACGGTGCATTGAAGGTTTTACCAAAGCGCAGCCCTGCCAGGGTAAGTTCTTTGATTAGGCCACATTGCCTTACATGGGCGGCACCTACATAGCTTGACAGGATGTTAGGTTCCTTGTATTCATCTCTATCTTCTGGAACCCAACGCCGTCTTGTCACATAGTCAAAAGTGCTACAATGGACAGCTTCGCTAAGAGCCATTGAGTGTACCAGTATACGCATTGGTTGTCTACGCCAATTTTCATAAGTAGCAACTCGGCTAGTATTAGTTATGTAAGGAGTTCCTGCAAATAGTGATGGTAATACTCCCCTGACAGAGTATGCGGTGCCCAAGTTCATCACTTCAGGTTTTTTATTCCAAATTAAAGCCTCAGCAGACCTAGGTTTATGTCTGTACAACACTTGTGTTAGCATTGCATAGGCCATGTCAAAGCAAGCAAATTGTCGATGACTTTCTACATACCTAGTCAGAGCATTCAAGACTTGGGTTGAAGTGAAATTTACCCATTTAGGTTCAAGCACTGCAAGGTATTGACTGGGCCTGTCGAACAGGAAGATATTGTTTGCTAATTTGTGTGACGGATGCATGAGCCCAACGGGCCAGTCAGCTTCTGTCCATTCAGAACAAGCAATCCTCATGATCGCTATATCAATCTCACTAAGTTCACTACCATTTATAGCCAGCCTGTACGATCGTATGTCATTGTGGGGTCTGTCACTATCCCAGTTATTGTTTTCATCTATGGTAGCATTACTTTCGGGAACGGAGGAGTCAACTTTGAAGGTTTTTAGGTCGTAGTCACGGAAGATGTTAAGCACTTTTCCGTTAGTAACGGAAATATGTCCATCATCATAAAACCGTGCTCCGGCTTGTATAATTTTAGGTTTGTCACTCTCTTGAAGCAACTTGATGTAGTACATTCGCAGCATATTGTATAGCATCGGGGTGACGTTATCGTAGTTATTGTGCACAATTGCGTGAACTCTGCTAGTGTTCAGCTTTTTGTCCACGTCCCATAGACCAGCTAACATTTTTGCGACTAAGTCTCGGCTTACGCTGCCGTCAATTCCCATAACTGCAGCATTGAAACCATCGAACACGTTTACGTCCCTGACCTTGTTACACACAACTTTACCAGTTATGGTAACTAGATTGCTAAAGTACGCACTAGGTCGTTTACCGAAGGTCTCTCCGTTTGACCTTATATTGTACTTAACCTTGTAGTTCATACCATATTTGACATTAATGGGAACTGAGGGGTCAAGTGTAGAGAGTCCCTGCAGCTTTCCAGTAATTGATTCGAACTGTTGGAACGACATTTTCGATTATGATATTTAGAGGTTTGAGATCGGAAAAGGGTTTTAGAGTATAGAGATTTTCAATTGCAGTTATAGTTGCAGGCTTACAGGTTTTTGAATATCAATAGTGTGCGGGTTAAACTCACG